CGCCCTTGAGAGTGCCTCAGACGCGCGATAGTCACCCGCCCACCGCGGGTAGAGCAACTTGCCGTCTGGTCCACGTGTTCTCCGAACAAAGACAGATTGAGGAACTGGAGGGGTCAACTCTATTTGGGAAACCTCAGCCGCTGTGAGAGGCGGCAAAGTACTTTCCCAGAGCTTGACCCCCCGTCTCAATCTGCTCTCAGAGAGGCGGGTACGAGTGGAAGTGGGCTCCTGCATCAGCGCCATCGACCTGAACGTGTCTAAAACACGCGCAGTGCCAAAGGCGTGCGCAGGACCACAATCCACGTATCCGTCCTCTCCTTCTTTGCTCAGAGATTCGATTTCGGTTTCGGGGTCAGCCAACACAACGGTACCATCCGTCATAAAGAAGCCGACATCCATTTCAGACATCTCATCAGAAAGCTGCCAAAGGGGATCCACGATCCCCTGAATGAGCTTCGGGACAGTCTTCTTCCCCTCCGAAAAGAGGAGAAGCGACTGTGCCCGTCTCATCCGGGCAGCATCTGTGAGGCGTCTCGATGGAATGCCGGAGCCTCCCTGTGACATAGGGATACCCGTTGGCAGGCCCAGTTCGCGAGCTACACGGAATAGCGAAGAGTGCCTACGTTCAACGAATTGAAGTAACCTCTCCGCCCCTCCAGGGTTCGCTGACCAAGCCGAATCGACCGCTAAAAGCATCTTCAAATGCGGAGCGACAAAGACTCTTGAGCCTCCTGAATCGGATATGTTCTTAGGTACATCAGGACGGACGAGGCCGCGCAATGGCACGCTAGAATTGCGTGCCATGCTAACGACCTCCCCATCTTCGATTCCTATATCGAACAAACGCTCCAGGAACACAGCTCTCATCTTTGTGCTGTCGCAAATGAAATGCTTTCCTGGCGAAGACACACCGCCACAATCCCCCACGATTTTGAGGTACTCATCTGAGACCTCACGGGAACCTAAGAAAAGACCGTCGTCACCGCAGACTAAAAATCTGTTGGCGTCGAAGGCCTTCTTTTTGGAAATTCTCCTCCGCCTGGCAACCCTCCTGATCGCCTCACTCCACCAGAAAATGTGGATGAGCGACAGGAGGGCCCAGGTAGTTGGGAGACCCATGAGGATTCCTCTCTTTGAGTCAAATACCTCCGTAGGGGAATGGGGTAAGTGTGAATTTACCAGTTGAGACTTTGAGCAAAGTCTCAAGGCGTCGATTTCAGCGCTAGTCAGCTTACCCGACTCTTCTAATCCATCCGCAATCGCCTTGACGAGGTCTAAAGGCAAAAGATCGCTCGCGCGAGTAAGGTCTGTGGATACGCAGACCTCCGCGCGGG